CCCGTAACTATGTACTTCTCGAGGTGCCTTTTTGTCATTATTTTCCATGCTCATCGCAAGGCGTGGAACATCACTTTGCTTTATAGGGGTATTCAACCCAGCTAACGGCCCTTGTTCCTTATAAATACGCCGTGTATCCTCTATGATGAACTGCAAATCTCTTCTGATTTCCGCCAGTTCCTTTTTCGCTATTACTTGCTTGCATGACGATCGCCCGTAGAGGTTGCTCAATCCTTCTTTGGGGCTATATTTCCATCCCATGGGCTCCAATACTTTCCGTAAGTCTGATATGAGTTTAAATTTCTTGGTCCTTGCGTCGAACAAAACGAAAGCTTTCTCTCTCCATTTTCTACCAGATGCCTCCTCTACTTCCTAGGATTTGAGCATATCCATATTGAGTTCCAGCCAGTCATACAAAAGATCAGCCACCTGAGGAAAACAAAATGCCATGGTGGCCACTCTTGCCTATACCATTAAAATCGCGCGCTTGCTATAAGGCTTAATTGCTGAATCAACCATCAATGTTGCTTTGATAAAATTCCAAGCGAAAGTTTTGGCACAAGATATTTCACCACTCACATCTCGGTGAGCCACTATCTTGCAAAACTCTATCCTTATATTGTCTGATGCTGGCCCATTAGCAGCAGTAGCTTCAATAGTTAACTTAAATCCCATCCTGGCCGGGACTGTTCTTAAATATTCAATCAGCGCCCTGTCTTTGAATACTACGGTGTTGTCATCACCCTCCACTGCGAAGTCTCCCATGTGTTCCTGCGTATGCAGCCCACCGTAGGTACGAATAATGTCCAAGCAAGCTTCAAATGTGTACCCCTGCTTATCCATGAGGTATTCTATGAAGCACATTTGAATCACTGACCATGTCAATATTGTGTTCCCTAATGATGTTGTTATTTTGCCCGAGTCCCTGCTAGCTTTACCCGCGAATTTAATGCCACAGTATTTAGCGTTCAAATCTCCAAATGTTAGTGCATTCCATGTGTCTAGCATAGACCATTGTGAAGGATGAAGGCACCTTTTCAGCAGCATGCTCTCCATCACCATGTGCATCCAATTTTACGTTGAGTCATAAGCCGAAAAGTCCGTATTAGCCGCATGAGCCAACTGCAATTCAACAAATGACGATAACCTATCGCACATTTGATTACTATTGTAGCCCTTTACAAATCCCGGCAGTTTATATATGACATGTTAAACCTAGGTGGCCACGAATCCAGTCATCACACGTGTGAATTGCTCATAAAATCCCAGCAACCTGGCTGTCCTAGTGCCGCTCATTAAAATTTCTTTCTTATTCATTATTCTACGAGTAGACTCCAGCTGAATGTAATTCTTTTCGTACATGTTTTCGTGCAGCATTCTCATGAGCTGTGACTTAGTTGCAACTGATACAGGCTTCTTATCCACGTATTCAGCATAATGTGCCGTGAGTGACTCTATTTCAGGAGGCTAATTTGTTTTCAAACAATGATCCAAGCCACTCTATTACACTTAGATCAGTTTCAACCACTAAGCCTAACTACTAGTTTCTTTAGGCACGGAGACTTTCAGTATGAATGCTTAGCTAACATTCGCAAAATTGGATTCATTGTAGTGGTATTACTGATCCCCCTCTAACTGAATGTATCTAGTTAAATTGAAGCCATTTGGTTCCCTGGTCATACTTTTCTTCATTAATTCGTCCACTGCTTTAGTACTGCCTATAACATACTTGTGTGGTTGATGCGGCAGCATTTCAGGAACCGCCACTTGCGACATCAATTTTGCTGGTTGTTGTGGGTCATCCTGGACTAATGACGGTTGATTATGTAGGTCCTCCCAAGCTTTACTTGTAAGGTGCTTGTTGATCACGTTGTTGTTCTCCAAAGTGTTTGCCGTGTCTCTGACCCTATCAATTTCTGGAGCTCCGCGAATTTCAAAGCCAGTTTCAGCTTGCTTGACAGTAACTGCTGGGTCATTATTATTGAATCTCATCTCTGAAATGTGCTACTGTAACAACTTAATTTCTGGCGATTTCCTATCGTTTCTCCAACACTAGCAAGGACAATCCATTGGGCGCTGAGCGCCTGGCACCAATACTGTTCTTATAAACTCATAATTCTCTGCGTGAACTGCTGCCATTGCGTGACTGCCACTCGTAAATAGCGTGATGGATTGATCTCTTCCCACGGAATGACCGCCCATTTAGAATCCCAAGGAGAAGTTATTCGTCAGCATTTTAACTTTCACCTAAGAAGTTCCGACGAAATTGGTACACATACTGGCTATCTTGAAACGCGACATGCCCTTATTATTCTCCACCTGATCATGAAGCGCTGACATGTCAAGCTGATACAACTAATTGATCTTATTCCACACTTACCGCATCTCCACGTCTTACTGCTTGTACTTCAACAACTGACCCTCGCTGAGTTGACCTTTGCACAACATCAAATCTATCATCAAAATGAAAATAGAGTTGTACACGCAACGATAACCTGCCCTATCATAGGCCGTCAATGACCCAGATCCCAAATCAATGAGTTTTAGGTCCAATCCTGACTGCTTCTTTTCTATTTCCAATACCCTGTCGTTGGTGATTGCCTGTGGGTTGTAATGCAAACAATTGTTTACAAAATCACCATTTTTCCATTAAAAGTCAGCAGGCAATCCGTACTGAATCGCATGTTTGCATCTCCTTGATTCAAACGGACTCATTCTGATAATGTGATTCTGTCCTAACCTCACGGCTACTGAAAACTACCCTTTGTTATCTGGATACGTGATAGCATATTGCAATCCAAGCACTTAACTAGCCAAGTAGTTGTGGACTTAATCAATATCAACTTCCTTTTGCGCCAAATGATCACCCATAGTCTGCGGGGAATAATTCTTGGGATCAGAATCGAACTTGATGTCATCGGGGGGGATCCTGAAAGGCACTCCAAACGTAGTAAATAGTGATTGCAATTTGACCTTGTCAATACTGTTAGCATCAGCAGCCAAAGCATCAAACATAGGATGCATATCTACTACCCCGTGGAATAGAGCCATCGTGTACTCGTCTTTCCAACAAATGATTTCTTTGTGGCGCAACATGTGAGCGATTTCAGCCATGCGATAATGTGTTTCGGGCCCGTACATCACAATTAGCGGCAGTGGATTACCCTCCGCGTCGTTAGCAGCATAAGACATTGATCCCATAGTCACAGAACTGCACTTACCCAATGAATCCTTAGTGGTTCTGACCCAAATCATCGGAGTTTCCAAGTAATAAAACAATTGCTTCATTGTCGTCATGTTGTTTGTGTAATGTGCTACTCGGTTATCATACACTGGCGAATGCTTTATGTAGTACTTTCTCTCGTGTACGGCCACAGTTCTTGAAGCCATCGAACTCAGCTAATTGGACTGAACCTCACTCATAATCTTTCCGTTGGTCACTTTGTCTTGCATAGCGGCTTCACTGTATTATTACAGGAACTGGTCGTGGACATTGCCCCCAGTGTTGCATCTGTGGCGTGAGTATTGGTCCCTACTCCATGGTCCTTCTCCCTTCACGGCATCAAAAGCCGGATATCCCACAGCT